GCCTCCCGCGAATTAGTGCACCAAAATTTAGCCCTGACCCTTTTTGCTTCGGGCCACAGTGACCAGCCATTCGGTCAGATACGCCATGACCTCCCCTTGGCTATCCCTTGGGTCGATCCCATAGTGCTCAAGAATCTGCATGGCACAGTGACAGCATTCGTGGATCAGCGTCGAGAGCCCGCCTGAGAACACGCCCACAGTGAACCGCCCATCGCCATGCCCTTGGGAAAGGCCACAGACGCCCACAGGGGCGCGTTCTCCGGTCTGCCCTAGCCACCCTACCTTGGTTCCGACGAACGTCACCTGAGCCCCGTACGGAGCCACAGTGACCGTATTGAGAATGATTCTCATTCGCGTTTACCGGGATCGGCCCATGCGCGCAGCGCGGCCTTGTCGGCGTTGCTTAGGCGTAGTTGCTCTCGGAGCAACTGGATGTAATACACAACAGCACCATTGGTGCGAGCCGTTGGGGCCGGAGGCTCTGGCCGGTCTTGCAGGTAGATCGGATCAGGGCCGCTGGCCTTGACTGGTACTGGGGAACAGGCTGTCCCACACAGCATCAGGCACAGGAGCATTAGCCCAGTCAGGATTCGCGTTGACCGCATCTTGTACCTTCCTGTCTTGTTCGCGTTGTTGTTCACGCACTGAGGCTAGAGCCTTGTCGTGCGCGGCGGATGCGGCCCTGTCAGCCTTCTGAGCTTGGGATAGTTGCTCTACCTGCCGGGAGAGTTCAGCGTTCTGGCTGGAAAGCCGGTACGTCTGAAACAACCCGGCACCCATCAGGGTGAGCAGAACCGCGAGGATTACTAGCTTGATCTGCGTTGCGATAGTCATTCGTATGCTCCCGTGTCAAAGAGCTTGCGCTCGGCAGCGCGCCGGTTGGTCAGGCCCGGTAGCACCTTGCCACCTGATCTGTTCCAGCGAGGGAACTCGGCCGAGGCACCTTGGAGGTCGCCAGCGTTGAGCTTGCGCACCAGCGTCGATGAGCACATGGCGGTCTGCCCCACGTTGAACGTGAAGCTAACCAGAGCGTCGAACTGCGGCTGGTTGAGGCGGTAGGATACGCAGCGGTGCACAGCCTTGGCCGCAGAAGCGGAGTCTTGCTGTAGCCACGCGCGGCACATTTCCTTGGTGGCGACTTGGCCCCGGTACACGTCCGGGCCAGTGTGGCCTGTGCAGATGGTAGGCACCTTCCAGCCGAGCGCCGGGTCGGCGTAGGACTGTTGTACGGTGCCCTCATGTGTGGCGATGAAGGTGAGCCCCGCCGCCGAAGCAGCGAGGGCACCCGCCACGATCCGTTGGCGGAGGTCAGCCATTATGCGCCGCCAGTAACCTTGGTCACAGCGCTGTTCACCACGGTGACGACAGCAGGCGACTTGAGGGTGGCGGTGGTCGAGGCGACACCAGCGGAGGTGTTCAGGACAACCGATTGGCCGTCAGTGACGATGGCGGTCTTGGTCAGATCGGCAGCACCTTGCAGCAGAGCCACTGCTTGGGTCAGCAGGGTTTGCAGTTCGGTCAGGGCTGCGCCGCGCTGCACGCCGGTCAGGTAGTTCACGCGGTCGATGGCCTCGGCCAGTTCAAGGCGAAGCTCGTCGGTCTGTTGGGTCGGGGTACGGGGCAGCAGGGCTGCGGAACGGATGCTCATGTCTTACTCCTTGGTCTTGGCCTTCTTGGCCGGTTTCAGTGCTGCGATTGCGGCTTCATAGAAGGCAATCAGTTCTGCGCGGCGCGACTCGCTACCGCTGATCTCCACCGAGGAAATCTGTTTGGCCGTAGCCAGTCGGTACTGGTGAGCACCGATGCCCCCGGGCGAGGGCAGTTCTTCCATGCGCATACTATCTCCGATACTTGTTGAACATTGATCCGCCAGCGGGCGCTTTGCCGAAGCCGGGGATGCCGAGCGGGTTGCGTGCCCACTTGGCGTATTCCTCCTTGCGGAGGCGATCTACTGCGTCCTTCTGCTCGATGCCGAGTTGCTGCACCCAGTACCGCACAGCACCAGCCAGCGCGTCCAGCCTGTCGTCGTGCTTGAGGCAGTCGCGGTCGCGTGTGATGAGGGCGATCTGGTTCAGCAGCGAGTACGAGGCGCGGTGCTCTGCGGGGTACTGCGCGATGCTGGCCGACTCGCCTTCGATGATGTCTGCGTTGAACAGCAGGGCACCTCGGGCGATGACAGGTTCCAGCGTGTCGATGATGCGAAGCTCCTTCTGACCAGCCTCCCACACTTCTTCAATGTGGCACTGGCCCGACTGCACAGCCTTGTATTCGGCCCGCAGGATCGGCAGCCACGAGTGCAGATAAGCACCGTTGCCGAAGTTCTTCTCCACCATGATGCGTTGGACGCCCCAGTAGGCAGCGCGTTGCGCCACCTTGCGGTACTCCGCGTCACCGAAGCCGCCCTTGACGCCACCGACCTCCAGCACCCAAATGTTGCCGTTTAGGAAGCCTACGATGGCGTAGCCAGTCTCGTCGCCGTTCTTACCACCGCCTGCCGGGTCAACGTGCATGACGATGCCTTGCAGCTTGCTGCGGTCTTCCGACACCTTGGCAGGCGAGTTGAACTCGTAGGTCTTGCCGTCGATGGCGTACTTGACGACCGTGCTAGCGGCCATGCCGGGAGTCACGGTAAGAGGGAAATGATCTCCAGCAAGGCGAGCAACCAGAATGGAAGCCAGCTTGAGCGGGAAGCGCTCGGCGTCCGCGAGCTTGGTGTTGAGCATGTGCTGCAACTGGAAGTAGCTCGGGCCTTGGTCACGTTCCTTCTCCTGTAGCTTCTCCTCGCGGCCAGCGGGGAGTTGCGGGTCTGTGGGCTGACCTTGGTCGCCCAGTGCACCACCGCCGTTGCGGAGGCTCGGGTTGGCCTTCATCAGTTCCCTGATGTACGGTGCGAGCATGTCGCCGTAGTTGGCCTCTTGCTTCTCAGTCGGGAAACGACCCGGCCAGATGCGGACAGTGTAACCACGGCCCGGCAGCGAGTTGTACACGCTGTTCGTGCTCTGCGGCGTGCCGAGGTAAACGATGCGCCCATCGTTGCAGATACTCGGGAAGTCCCGGGTCAAGTGCAGCAGTTCCTCGCGGAGGTGTTCCGTCTTGGAGTTCTTCTGCGACTCAATATCGTCTGCGATCAGGAGGGTTGCACGCTTGCCCTGCAAGTTGCCGCCGATACCCACACACGCCACGCTAGGCGACTTGTCGATGCCCTTGAGGCTGTGGTGGATGTCGAATGCTTCGGTCGAGGTACGGTCGCCCGCGTTGCGATCAGGCCGCATACACGCAAGTTCGTCCATCGACATGATGATGCGCACAATCAGGGTCGAGATTTCGTTGGCCTGTGTGCCACCAGCGGACAGAATCAGAATCTTGCCAGCCGGGTTATGGATGAGGTGCCACACCGCGAAGGCCGCAGTGATGGTCGTCTTGGCCTCGCCGCGCTGTGCCTGAATCATCAGGAAGTGCGGGCCGTATTCGAGGAAGCTGGCGATGTCCTCCTGCATGATGGTAGTGCTAAAGCCAAGCACCGCCATGACCTCCCGCAGGAACGGGATGAATCCGGGGTACTCGGCCTGCACAGCCTCCAGCAGTTGCCAGCGGGCTACCGCCTTGTCTGGAGACTCACGCATCAGTGCAAGCCTCCTACGATGTCGTCAGCTTCCTCCGTGGACAGTGCGCCAGTGGCGTAGCCCGGGATTGCAGCGGGTGCCTTGGCGCGGCGGCGCGCGAGTTGCGAGCGCAGTTCGTCCATGGCGGAATTGTCTTCGATCACAGCAGTGACGCTGTTGTCCTTGAGGAACTTAGCCACGGCAGCAAGCTCCGCAGCAGTAGCTTCGCCCGAGCGAACCCGGGCCAGCATTTCCTCTGCGAGCGCTCCGTGCAAGTCCTCCAGCAGTGCTGAGGTTGCCTTGCTCATGTAAGCCACTCCTTGATAGCAGCGATGGCCTTTGGCAGGCCACCGATGATTGCGATGATGAGGTAGATGACGGTGAGGACGGCGGCTACTTCTGCCCATGGCAGATTCAGCCACGAGTAGAGCGAGCCACCGGCCCCAACGGCGGCAGTCACCTTGGGGTCGGATGTCATGCTTATGCTCCTTCGGTCGGTGCGACCATTTCACGGATAGCCCGCTCTTGTGCCTCGTGGGCAGCAATGCGCGCAGCCTCGTCGGCAGCTTCCTTCTCGCCAGCAGCAGCGGCCACGGCCTCGTCCGGCTCGTCAGGCCACTCGCACTGGGTTGGGAAGTCCGGGTGGTTGACCACAGCGGTCAGCGCCATCTGGTACAGCGACCACGCCTTGTAGACACCCTTCTCAGCAGGCGTCAGCAGGCCGAGGGCCAGTGCGTCGTTCTTGCCGAAGTTCTTGCGGCGAGCCGTCTCCATGCGAGTGTCGAACTCGGCCATGGCGGATGCTCGGGCCTTGGCAGCGACCACCAGCGGGTCAACCTGCCACACGCCTTCCACCCAGTGGTACTCGTCGGAGGGGCGCGGCTGCGAGGTCAGGCCAACGTCTTCGGGCCGGATGCCCGGGGCCAGAATCTCGGCGGCGGTGCCGTCCTCTTGGCGGTACAGCATCATGCCACGGAAGTCCGGCTTGAGTTCCCACGCCGTACCGTTGAAGAACGGCCACGTATTGCGGGCGCGCTCAGGCAGCGGCAGGTCGGTCGAGAATGCAGGCACCAGCCAACGCGTCTCATTGGCGGGGTCGGGCTGCGCCAGCGTGCTAGCGAGGTACGCCCCGGAGATACTATCGAACTGATTGATGAACATGAGATTCCTTACAGGTAGCGGATCAGAGCCAGCAGCGCCACGTTTCGTGGACGCGCCTCGGATGCTCCGTTAGCGTTGACTGTGATGTTGTGGCCGTGGTCGCCAGCGTAGCCGATACCCACGTTGTGCCCGTGCGTGCCGTCGCCGTTAATGCCGATACCAGTGCCCGATCCGTCCACCCAACGCTGGTTCACAAAGTTGGGCGAGCCGGATGCACCTTGACCACCACCAGCGAAGGTTTGCAGACCACCAAAGTGGCTGTGCCCCGGGTCGCTTACACCGTGCCCGTGCCAGCCTTGGCCGTCCGTCCACGCAGAGTGGTTGTGACTGCCTTGCACATCGGTACTGGCCGTATGGTTGTGCGAGAGATTCGCGCTAGCTTGCCACGTACCGATGCCACGCGAGCCATCCACACCACGGGCGTCATCCCATCCGCGAACGAATTCGCCACGGAGGTCAGGAACGCGGAAGGTAGTGGTGCCGTCGCCGGAGCTAAAGCAGCCTTGACTGCCCGCAGACCAGACGCCTTCGGATACCACAGCACCGCTCGCATTGGCGTAAGCCCACAGGGCCGGGTAGTCTGCGCGATTAAGCAGCGCACCGTTCAGCTTGAGGTAGCCAGCGCGGGCCGAGGTGCGGGCCTCGAATACGATCTGGCCCACCAGTGCGGTGCTGATAGCGCTAGTGACGAATGCGGTGGTTGCCAGCTTGGTCGAGCTATCCCCGGCGGTAGGCGTGATACCATAGACCGGGCCGGTGAACGTGCCACCCGTGGTCGGCATGGCCGAAGCCTGCACCTGATCCAGCGCGTCCTGTGCCACGTCCAGCGCGTTAGCGGCGGTGGCGTTGGCGGCGTTAGCCGTAGCGGTCGCAGCAGCAGATGCGTCCAGCGCGCTCTGTGCCTTGGCGTCAATGCCCTCGGCGGTAGCCTTGGCGGTATTAGCAGTGGACACAGCAGTGTCGGCCTTGCCGTCAGCGGCAGCGGCTTGAGCAGCGGCGTCGTTAGCCACGATGGTCGTAGCGGCGGAAGCGTCCAGCGCCTCGTTAGCCGTAGCCAGAGCCTCGGCCGCACGGTCGATCACCTCTTGGTTACTGCCAATGACCTCCTCAAAGCGGTCGGTCATTTCAGCGGCCACGTAGATGGACTGCTCTGCCATCAGGTCGAGGTTTTCCTCGTTGATAACTGCGCCATCCGTGAAGTCCACCAGCGGCACGGACTTGGGTGTGTCTCGGAAGATCACCACCCATAGACCAAGCGGATAAGGCACCCCGGGTGTCTGCTCCAGCTTGATGAGCGTGCTCGACTGGAATGCGCCTGATGGCACCGGGGTAATCGGAGTCACGTAGGTGCCGTCAGCACCGTTGATGACGTAATACTTGAGGTGCGCCCGGTCAAGGTAGCCCGGGGCCGCGCCTGCGAAGTTGATGCTGAACACGTTCGCGGTGCCATTGCACTGGAAACGGTTCATTGAATACTTGAGGCCGTCAGGATCACCAGCGTCGATCCACGGCGTGATGGTCACGTCAGCCATAAATTCTCCTTGTTTGTGCCAACTAGGCTACCGAAATGAGGTGCCCCGAAGGGCACTCCACGTCAGTCGGCCATGATGTTGACCATGGGTACGAGGTAGGGCAGGTTTGCGCCGGGGAGCGCCGCCTTGCCAAACTTGGCGAGAGTGTCGCCGGAAGGGTTGTACAGCAGCCGTCCGCCAGCACGGATGCCTTGGCCCACGTAGCCGAGAGTCGGGTTCCAGCCCTCGATACCCCGCGTGCCGATCTTGGCGTTCTCGCCCACCGGAGCACCCATTGCCCCTGCCACGCCCATCATCGCGTCCAGCGGGACATCCATCACGCCCGTGAGGGACGAGTAGTTGACCAGCGAGCGCGCGAAGGCGGCGGGGTTGGTGTTGTCCTCCAGATACTTCTTCTTCTCCGACCCACTCTTGCCTTGGGCCAGCATGTGCACCTTGGCGAGGTGGATGGGGGCGGCAATCGCCATCTGACCGATCAGGTACAGGCCCGCCGTAGCCACGCCCGCGTTCGTCGCCACGCGCCGCCATTGCTTCTCGGCGGAGGTGATGCTGAACGAGCGGAACTGGGTCAGGAACTGGCCGAGGGTGTCGGTCGCGTACTTACCAGTCTCGCCACGGAAATGGCCTTGGATGATCTGCCGTGCGCCGCGCTGCGTGGCTTGGATGAACTCAGCCACCGCTGCGGGGTTCTGCGTCTTGGAGAAGTCTAAGTCGCGGAGGTTGCCCTTAGCGTCGAACGTTGCGATGTTCGGCAAGTCCTCGCGGATCAGCGCCAGCTTCTCAGGCGTGAAGCCCATGTCAGCCAGCAGATGGTGCGGGGTTGCGCCCTCCCGAGCGGCCCGCAGTGCCTTGACACCGATCTGCTCCACGGCCATCTTCATCTGGAACTTGTGGATGGCGCGGTGCCCGCTGATGTGCATGAACTGGCGACCCGCCGAGCGGATCAGCTTGGTAGCAATCCCCGGGGAGTCGTGCCCGTACAGGCGCACTTGTCCAGCCTCCTCAAACGGGAAGTGGAAGCGGGCCTCAGCATCGAGGTAGCCGCCGTACACTTCGATCTGGTCAACCAGCTTGGCCCCGCCACCGGCACGCACTTCCTCAAAGAGGTTGCGGAACAGTGGGATTGACTTCATGAACGAATTGAGGCCGAGGTGGTGCACAAGCTGAGTCAGTTCAGCGGCCTGCGTAATCGCCATGCCGCCGAGGTAGCGCATCGAGGCCAGTTGCCGCGCGTTGGACATGGCGGTGCGCAGACCCGGATTGCCGTCGCCGCCGCGCCGCCCGAGCATGTCGTTGATGAACTCATCGAACGACTCAAGCTCTGCCGGGGTGGCAGCCTGCGGCCCGTGCATCATGGCCTCGCGCATCGACTTGATCGCTGGTGAGCCGTACACGCCGTGCTGCGCGAGTGCGACTTCACCAGTGACCCGGCCCATGTACGACTGGTACAGCTTGCTCATGTCGGTCGAGTAGAACTCCATCAGCGGAACGTACTGATTCGTCTTCGGGTCGAGCACATGGCCGGTCAAGTCCATGTCGAGCTTACGGGCCTTGGTGTGGCCCGCGCCGCCGCGCTGGAAGCGCTCACGGAAGCGGTCGATGGTTTCCTGTCCGTAGACACCGGCCTTCGCCAGAGCCTCCTCCAGTGCGTCCGCCATGTCAGCGTCGTGCAGGTTGGCCGGTACATCCAGACCACCCAGTGCGCGGCGCTTGGCGTAGCCGAGATAGTCCCGCGCGACCTTGATCGCGTTGGCCTCGTCCATACCCAGTTGATCCACGAACTGCTGCGCGAAGTGGTTCTCCAGCGCGCCCATCTTACCGGCACGCTCCCACTCCAGCAGCTTCTGCGGGTCGAGCTTCTGCGGCATGTAGCCACGCGAGGATGTACCGAGGGCTTCGTGGCCCACGGTCTGCACCTTCTGCTGCCACGCGCGCATACGCTCCATGGCGCGCTCCCACGCGTCAGCACCGGCCTTCACATGCGCGTCCACATTGCGGGCAGCGTCGTCAGCAGCCGAGGAGAAGCGACGAGCGTTCACCTCCAGTGCGACAGCGCGGTCGTAATCCTGCCGAGCCTTGCCCGTGGTGAACTCATCCCACACGCCCACCTTCTGTGCCTTGCGCCACATTTCAAAGTTGGCGTTGTAGTCGCCCCACATGGCCCGACCATGATCCTCCAGTTGAGACTTGAGAATCGACGCGGTGCGTTGACGGCCAGCGGCCCCGGTCGAGACTTCTGACAGGTTGCCAGCGACCCATTGCATGATCGGGTTCTGCGAGCGAGCCATGCGCACGCCAGTGGATTCCAGCCACGAGGCCACACCTTCCGGCAGCTTGGTCAGCAGCGACGTGACCTTCTTGAGGTCGATCGGATTGCGCTTCACAGCGCGCTCTGCGCGGGCATAGAACTCGGTGGCGACGTTGCGCTCTGCCTCGTCGGTGATGCTGTCGAGGCCGTGGCGGGCCTTCACCTCCATGCGGAGGTCGGGGTTCTCGCCAGTGATGAACGGGTTGCCCTCTGCGCCATCCACGCCAGCGCGGGCCTCCGGGGTTGCGGGCTCTTGGCCTGCCAGCGGGCTGATGCGCTGATCCTCCGACACGGGGGCCAGCAGCACGTCATCGGTAAGCACGCGCTGGTTTGCGCGCTCCAGTTCGATGTCGCGCATCGCGGCTTGGAATTGCTCCGGTGTGCCGTCAGGGCCGACGCGCTTGAGTGCTTCCACTTGCAGCGAGAAGTTGTAGGACTCCACACCCTTTGACACGCGGGCCATCGTCTCGTCCAGCCCCTTAGCGGCAGCACCAAAGGCAGCACCGAGCGTTGCGCCGGTCAGGCCCGCCATCAGGTAGTCGTGGTCAGACACGTAGCCACCCGAGGCGTCCAGCATACCCGTGATTGCGACGTTGGCCGCAGAGTTCTCCAGCGCGGCGAAACCCGCGCGGGCGATCAGCGAGGTGCGACCAGCCATGGCGACTTGCGCCACCTTGCCCGCGCCGAAGCCTGCCACCCAACCCACCGGATCGGCCACACCGGCCAGCAGGCCAGCGGTCATAGCCACCGAGCCGCCGCGCGCATTGATCTCGTAGTCGCGTTGGCGACGCCCTTCGATCTCAGCGATGATCCGCTTCTCGTCCTCCAGCGAGCTTGCGTCGGACAGGTGCACCAGTTCGTCGTGCGTGAACTGACGTTCGTCCTTGCGGTAGTGGTCGAGGCGAGCTTGGTCGAACAGGTACTCCGGGTCGAAGTTCGCTGCACGCTTCGCGTCGTTGTCGGCCATGCGGGACAGTTGCTTGATGACGGACTGGTTCTCGAATGCAGCCTCGGCAGCCGTGGCAAATGACACGGAGCTATCCTTGGCGTACTGCTCCGCACCCTTCGCCATGTCGGCGGTCGTCGCGGCTACCAGACCCGACGCGTCGAGGTCAGGCGCGGGTGCGCCCGGGGTAGTCATCTTGACCGACACCTCATCAGCCGGTGCGCGACGTACAGCCGTGCGCACAGCGTCCATGGCGTTGTACGGCGTGTTCTCGCCCTTGTCCAGCGCGTTGATCGCGGCAGCGCCTGCGGCCAGTTCGGCAGCGCGGCGTTGGAAGCCGGGGATGTCCGACTCCTTCTCTGCCTTCATGCCCCGGGTCGCCTCGCGGATGTCAGCGGCGCGGGTGTTCATCAGGTTGTCAGCGGTCAGCGTGTACGCGCCGCCCAGTTGACGGAGGATGTCCCGGTTCTGGCTTGCGCCTGCCGTGAACTGATCCTCGGGCATGTCAACCGGAGCGGTGCCGCGCACCTTCGCCACGTAGGCGCGGGCCGTGCTATTCGTCGCGGCCTCGCGGCTGGTGCCTTCCTTGAACGCGCCGAGTGCCATGGCGCTGTCGTTGTTGAATGCAGCCATGTTCTGCTTTAGCACGTAGCCAGCAGCCCACAGCGACTGGTTGAAATCGTTCCGGTCGATCTTGAGCCCGGTCTGCTCCTGCACTCCCTTGAGCGTGCTGTTGGTGATTTGGAAGTGCCCATAGGCCGTGGACTCAGGCCCATGGACGCCCTCTTGAAATGCCTTCGGGTCAGTGCCGCTAGACGACTCCACTCGATAGACGCCCTTGAGGTCGCCCACCGAGATACCCGACCACTTCGATACTGCTTCAAATGCTTGATCCTTGGACAGGTTCTTGATGTCGTCCAGCTTCATTGATTACTCCTCTGGTGTGTAGCCTCCGTCAGCCGGGACTGCCATAGTCTTAGCCATCGGTTGCGTTCCTGCGCGAGCCTTGAGCGAATTGCTCTTGTTCGGCCCCTTGTTCAGATTCTCGCCCTTGAGCGGGAAGTCTGCCTTGTACTGCGAGTTCAACTGCTCTCCGGTAATCATCAGACTGCGATGAACACCCTTGCGGTCGAGGTACGTGATGGCGATAGCCACGTCGTTCCCCGGGAGGCGCTGCATCGACCGGATGGCCGACTTGTCCACGCCCTGTGCTGACAATTGCGTGTCCCGCACATGCGCCCACGTCTTGCCCATCGCATCGTTGGGGATGTTCAGAGCTTGAGCCACAGGCAACTGTCCCTCACGGCGGATGTACGCGTCGCTATCCATCTTGTCCACACGGCTCTGCGCGATAGCCATTTCCGTGGCCTCCTTGATGCCGAAGCCCGTGCCAATGGTGTTCGCACTCGTGCGGTTGGCGATGTTGTCGTACACGAGGTTGCGTGCGTAGTCCGACAGCTTGGTGGCGAAGAAGCCTCCGAACTTATCGTCAATCGCGCCGTTCACCGCGTCCGCGAATTGCTTGCGCCCACCGGCCCGGTCGATGCCAGCTTGGATGTCTGGCGTCTTGGTGAACGCCGTGTTCCACGCCTCGGCAGCGGGCACCCCGCTCTGCACCTGATCGTGGTACACCGCCATCTGGCGAGCGTAGTCACCGAAGTAGGCAGCAGCCGTGGTCACGCCACCGGGCGCAGCGCGCAGCGCGGCGTAGGCCGAGTAGCTGGACTGGAAGGCGTCCGTGTAGCCGTCAGCCGTGGCGCGGACACCGGCGAGCATCTGGTTGGACACCAGTGGGTTCACGTACTCCGCGTTCTGGTAGTTCTTCACCAGCAACTCGTTCGCCTTGTTCGGGTCGCCAGCGGCGTCGTTCCTGTACATCATTGCGAACTGACCATCGGCCAGATTCTTGTCGCCGTCCGGCACTTGCCACGCGAGCGAGCCCTGCCCCGCGCGGAATGTGCGGTAGATGTGGGCCAGTTGCGCGTCCTTGGCCGCTGCCTTCTTGCCCTCGTCCGACAGCTTCTCCAGCTTCGCGTCCTGCCGCTCTTGGGCCTTGAGGATTGCCCCCACGTTACCCTTGATGGCCGAGCCGAGGTCTTGCATCGTGAAGAACGGGGACTCACTGCCCGTAGTGGCGTACCACTCGTTGTTGAAGTCACGCGCTGCGGCGATGACCTCGTTGGGCGAGAGCAGGCCAGCATTGGCCTTAGCCAGCATCACCGAGGAGCGGATGCCGATGTCTTCGTTGGCCGCTGCCTTGTTCTTCCACTGGTTCTCGTACCGCAGTTGCAGGTCGAGCATCTTGGTCTGGTCAGCCGCGTCCATAGACGTGAACTGCTGCGAGCCCTTGAAGATGCGGAACCACGCGAAGTTGCCCCGGGCGAGGTTGGCCTGTGCCGACGACGCAATGGCCTTCTTGTAGCTCGTCTCGTCCATGCCAGCGGGACGCTCGATACCGCCGAGCACACGCTCGCGCATCATCTTGGTCGTCTCCGGGGAGAGTTCGTTGCCGCCGCTCTTGAGCGTGGCTTGCAGTGCGTCGCCCTCCGACAGGTGCCATTGTCCGAACGCGTTGACGTTCTGCTCCTGCACGAACTTGTAGTTCTCCTTGGCGTGAAGCTCCAGCATCGGCTGCCAGTTCTCCATCATCTTGGATCGGATGAGGTTGTCCATCTGCGGGTCGCCCACGTTCACGCGGGTGGCCTGCTGCACGAGATAGCGCCGCACATCGTCCGTGCTCTGCGTGCGCAGCTTCGGCATGTCCGTCATGAACCCGGTCTGCGCGTCGGCCAGCGACTTCATGACCGTCATGGCCTGTGCCCCACGGACAGAAGCACTCGGGCCGAAGATGCGAGTCATCCACGGCTGCTGCTCCTGCACCTCCATGAGGGTCTTGCCTTGTACCACCTGAGCCGCACCGTTGTAGTACGCCTCGTTCTGCATTGCTTGCACGTAGGGGTCGAGCACGCCGCGAGAGAGCTTGTTGATGGCCTCCATCGTGGCCGCGCCGGTGTCGTGCTGCCGACGCTGCTCCACTGCTGCGGAAATCTCCGCGATCTGTCCTTGGCTGGTCTGCGGTGCTTGGCCCGCCGAGGGCGTCTGCGCCCCCATCGAACCGCCTAGAGTGAGAGCCGGTGCGGCACCGCTTTCCGTGGACTGCTGCAATACTACTTGACCCGAAGTGTCGATACCGAATCCGGCCATCATTGCTCCTTAGAGAAGACCCATGCCACCGTCACTGGAAGTATCCATGCCTTGGCCTGAGAAGTTGTACTCCGACTGACTACCACCGAACAGCCCGCCATTACCGCTGCCACCAGAGTCGCTGAACATGCCAGTGCTCTTGTAGCCATCGGTGTAGCTGTAGCCAATGTCGGAGCGTTGGCCCCAACCTGCGCTGTCGGTGTACATCCCGTTGCTGTTCATCGAGTACGAGTAGCCGCGAGTGCTGCCGTAGTCCGATGTCTGCGTGTTGCGCCCTGTGCCGCCCCACACACTGCCGATGGTCTGCGCTGCGTTGCCCCAAGCATTACTGCTCGACATGCTCCACATCGCGGCCTCATTCGCTGATGGAGCGAAGTCGCCCATACGGATCGGCTGAATGACTGGCGTGTAGGTGTTCTCTGCGTAATCCACGTTGGCGAACGATTGCCCAAGGTCAACGGCCATCTGCGTGTCGTATGCCACGCCAGCCATCGCCTTCACCTGATCGTAGGTGCGGTACTTCTGGTTGTCCGTCTTCACCTGACGCACATAACCATCCTGCACGTCCATCACTGACTTGAGCGCGTCCACGCTACCACCACCCATGCCCGCCGCTGCGGCCTGAGACATGAGGGCACCCAGTTGCTCGCTAGACCGGATACGATCCTCCATGTTGCCACGGAGAGTCGCGTCGGCGGTGCGAAGCATGTTGGTGCGCATCGCGTCAACCTTCTTGGCCCCTGCCTCCAGAATGCCTTGGTTCTTGGCACTCCGTTGGTAGTTAGCCAGTGAGGACTGCGCGGCGCGCACAGCGTTGTTCGCTGCACGCACCACGTTGCCCGCGTAGGCGTTGGCCTCGTTGACGGTGTTGGTAGCTTGGGTGTTGCCATCGTCAATGATCTTCTGAGCCGAGTTGATGATCTCGTTCAGCTTTGCATTGTTGTAGCCCGAGTGGTGAGCTTGGGCCAACTGTACGATGAATCCCATTGCTTACTCCTTAAACACGACGAGCGTTGTTGAAGAACTGGCCCGTCCATTCGATTGCACTGATGCCCATAGGCAACCAGTTCCGCGACACGAACTTCATGCGGTGCCGGAGGTTGCCCTTGGCACACGGCACTTGGATCGTGGTGCTGGTCACGGCCTGCCGCCCGATCAGGTTGTTGACCCGACCGAGCACTCGGCCATTGAACTTAGCCACGGTGGTGTCCATGTTCTCCGAGGTGCGAACCGCATCCATACCCGCCGTGTCGATCAGCGAGACTGCGTACTGCGTCACCGTCAGGTTGCCGTTCACGATGGCCCGGTCGTTCTGGTCACGCACATACGGCGGCGTGATGTCCATGAACGAGTCAAAGTCCACACCCACCACCAGTTGATCCAGCGTGATCCGACTAGGTACGTACTGGCCCTTGAAGGTGCTGTAGTTGGCGATGGGCACACCGAGCAGACCGTATTCCGAGCTACGGTCGATGGCCGCAGATGTGTTGCTACGCGGCGCGGCGCTCTTGAGGAACCCAGTGCCTGCCTCGTACTGCGTAGCGGTGCGCTGCGAGTCGAGGTACGGCGTGTCCGACACAGCAGAGTCCATTACAAACTCCTCCGCACCGAGCCACAGGTTCGTGCCGTCAGACTTCATCGTGTACGCGTACAGCGAGGACTGATACCCGACCATGCCGATGAGGTGCCCCACGTTCGCGTAGTCCCACTCCCAACGGCTCCACGAGTCAAACTCCCGCGTCTGCGTACCCGGCTGGTCAAGGAAGCGGAACACGTACAGCCCATCGTCGCGCCCATCGGTGCGGGCGAACAGGGTAGTCGGTGCACCCATGACAGCCATTTCCGTAATGCGTCCACGGATGTACTTGTCGAGTTGCGGGGACGCGCTGCTGGACTCGGGCGTATCTTGGAACACGCCAAGCTGGAACTGTGCCACCGCACCAGAGAACAGGCTCGGGCCTTCCTGATCGCGGGCCGTCTGGTAGCGCCCATAGAACAGGATGTTGCCCAGTACCTCTGGTTGGCAGAACGACGCGTTGCGCTCGCTTGCCGAGGTGGCGATGGACATGCTCTGCGGCGTGAGCGCCGAGCGGCCCGAGATAGCGAACTGCTTACGCACCCCGAACATGAACAAGTCCTTGTTGTACGTCACAGCGCGGCTGATGATGTCGTCCTCCGAGCCGAGCGCGTAGCCCTCCACTGGATCGTCGGGCTTGAGCGAGAGCATCGAGCTACGGAACCAATTGAAGTAGTCACCAGTGCGTGAGCCGAACACCACGCCGTTCGACACAACGATGAGCCGATCTTGGAAGACCGTCAGCAGTGACACCGGGTGGTCGAGGAAGTACGGCTTGTTGCCTTGCGCTGCTAGGTCGCCAGCCGCAGTTACGCCGTAGGCCGGTGCTGCGGAGAGCCCACTGATAGCTGCCAGCCGCGCCTGCGTCGCCGCGAGGAACAGTGTGGTGCCATCGGCAGATAGCTGGCCGAGCATGAACGCCTGCGTCGGTGTGATGGTCACAGCCGGTGCTTCCGTCCACGTCACCGGCCCATACACCTGAGTCGGCACCTCGGGGATAGCCTTGAGGTAATACGCGTCGGTCTGCCCCTTGGCCCGCACCTTCACCAGCTTGTTCGTCCAGTGCACGGTCGATACCCGGTCAGGGTTCTCGATCTCGTTGTAGACCACGCGGAGCAGCGAGCCGTCGCCGCTGTCTTCGCCAGCGATGTACGACACGTTCTCCATGATGATCGTGCTACCATTCACGTCGCAGTTGACGAACCCTGCGGCCACCAACTGGTTCTTGAGTTGGGCCGCGATGTTCTCGGGCTGCTGGTCGCGGAAGGCGTCACCGATCCACTTGTTGCTGGCGGACTGCCACGCGTACACGCGGTCGTTCACGTTCTTCTGGTAGTTGCTGTCCACCGGGATGTCCGAGGTATTCAGCAGCGTCGGGTAGCTGGAGGCCATAGTAGTGTACGCCGCCGAGAAGGCTGCGCCATCGGAGGCCCGCTTGATCGAGATACGGAACGTGCGCGAGTACGCGCCCGCGCGAATCCACGCCACGCCGCGCGTATTGCTGGCAGCGTAGGAATCCACTTGCGTGTAGCTTGGGATCAGCCCGTTGCCAGCGGCCAGCAGGTACTTGCCCACGTTGGTCACGGAGGCCAGCCCTTGATTCTTGTACGCGTTCATGCTTGCGTCGGAGTCGATCACGACGTTAAGCCATGCGCGCGTGTCCTTGTTAAAGCAGAACGCCAAGGGTATCGTTGCGCCAGAACTCGGCGCTGAACGGAACACCAAGCTGTACTCGGTGCCGTTGATGAAGAAGCTGTGCTCTCGATAGGTGCGCAGTAGAGCCTTCACTGCGTCCGTGATTGTGCCCGCACCGAGGTTCTTCTCGGCCATGAAACGGGAACCGTGCCGACGCACCGTGCCACGCACAGGGTCGGACACCATATTGACTTGCTCGAAGTGCTGACCGGGGTGCCGATCCTGCGGAACCTGCTCCGATACTCCACGCACTACCGAGGAATAACTCGACACCACCTTTGTCATGTCTACACTCCAATGTTGCGAACGCCGCCTAGTCCGTTGCCCATGTACACCTGACCGAATCTCGACACAGGGCGGAACTGTGCGAGCTTCTGCTGGACAGTCGCGCTGTCGTGCAGGTTGGCCTTCTGCTGCCGAATCTCCTCGGCCTTGATCGTGATGAAGGACTGGTTGTAGATGTCCTTGAGCTTGGCGTACTTCTGTGCGTCGCCATCGAACTCATGCTGGAAGTCCATCACAGCACGGTCGCCCACAAGCTGGTTAGCCAACTCGGGTAGCTCGTCAAACGGAATCTTGCGGATGATCTTGACGTACAGCGTCTCGCCAATCTCGTAGGTGCTCGTGGCTCGGTTCCACATGCGCCGCCCGCGTTGCACGTAAGCATTGCCTGCCGTGTCAATCGTGATAGCGTCGCCGGGGAAGTACACGAACTTGGTCACAGGGTCTGGCACCAGCGCTTGGAAGTCCGTGTTGAACCACCAGCCCTTGCCCTGCTCCTGCACCATGGCCCGACCAAGCATCGCTTGCGCCGATGGCACGAACGGATGGTCAGGGTCAATAGAGTTCAGCGGAGACTCGCCTAGCGTGGCTAGACAGGAGTTCACCACGTCCAGTTCAGTAAGCATAGAAATCTCCTTAACGAAAAATGCCCCTCAGCTTGTGGCCGAGGGGCAGGGTGCTACCGATTAGGCAGCCTTGATGACGCCCGCGAAGGCCGGGTTGTCCGGGCCAACGCCGAAGGCCAGCCAGTCGTCGATGTTCCAGCACTTGGTGTTGTCATCGAACCAGACCTTGTGTTGCAGCGGGATGGTCGAGCCAGCCAGCAGTGCACGCGGCGAGAACACCACGGCGACGATCTTGGTCGCGTCCAGATCATAAGCGTTGCTGTTGCCAGCGTTGCTCAGGAAGTGGCCGGTGATGTTGGTGTTCGGCAGGTTGGTCGAGCCGAAGACCGGGACGCCGAATGCTTCCAGCGCCTTGGTCTTGATCTCGGTGTTGTCCGAGGTCTTGTAGGTGCGGTCGATCAGCAGTTCGTTGTTCAGCAGCGTGTAGCGCTTGGTCGGGCGCGTCACGATGATGAGGTCGTCATCAATCGGGTCAACGTCCTTTTCTTCCATCTGCGCGAACAGGTTGGAGAACGCGGCGTACAGCTTGGCCGGGTCATTCTCGTCGCCAGCGGCAGCGAGCGTGACTTGCGTGCCCGGGTTCCAGCCGCTCGGGTAGCCGGTCATGTCGGTAATCAGGCCAGCCTTGATGGCTTGGATGAAGAATGCCTGATCCTTGAACTTGGCGATCTTCTTGCCGTGTTCTTGGGCGACAGCCGTGCGAGCGTCGAACGAGTTCTGGAAGTCGTCCAGCGTCGGCGTGATGTTGCGCGCCATGACCACGGTATCGACGCGCAGCGAGCCCTTGGCCGACTGAACGATCGTACCATCCGGTGCCACGCCCGGGGTCAGCTTTTGCAGGGTCGCATCGCCGACGCGGAACTTCGATACGATGTCCGTACCTTGGACGGTGCGGGTCGGGATGAAGTTCTCCATCAGCGACTTGCGGGCGATGGTGCCCTCGACCTCGCCGGTGTACTGCTCGATGTGCAGCGCAGCCGGGTTGGTGCCAGAGGGCGAAATGCCGATCTGCTTGTTGTCGGCGGTTTGCAGATTTGCGCCGGGGCGGTTGATTGCGGACAGAGTGATGCCCATAACTTCTCCTCAATGAGTTGTGCCAGCGTCGTGCCAGCGGAACGACACTGGTTATGTGCCAACTAGGCTACTGAAATAGGACGCAAGAAAACCCCCGCCTACCGGGCGGGGATCGGTGTGTGATTAACGGCGCACACGGGCCGCGAGTGCCCGGTATTGGGCGGATTGCTCAAAGTTGTCGCCAAGGGTGCGGCGAAGCTCGTGGCACTTCTCGGTGAACTGGCGGGCCGTCAGCGGGCCTGCGTCGCCTCCCGAGTTGAAGGGTGCCGTGCGCTGCGTCACGTCCTCCAGAGGGGCGCGGGTGATACCGTGGGCCGCATTGAACTGGTCTTGGATCAGCAGCATGGCCGCTTGGGCCTGCACGCCTCCAGCGCGGATCATGGCCTGCACACCGTCCACGTCCGCCTGCTCGACGCCCGGGATGGTCGGGAAGTATTCCAGCGCGGCGTTGAGGGTTGCCTCGTCACCGAACAGGGCCACGCCCATTTCCTTGTTGCTGCGCTCCAGCGCCGCACCCTTCTCGCCCACGTCCTTGAGCATCCGCTCGAAACCTTCCTTGCCGATCCGCAGCATGGTTTCCCAACCGGCCACGGGGTTCTGCGCAAAGTAAGCCTCCAGCAGCGAGAAGTCGTTCTTCTCGACGGCCTTCACTGCCGGGTGGTCGTCGTGCAGGCCAGCGTCCACCATGAACTTGAGCGCCGCGTCGAGGCCAGCGTAACCAGTCTCCCCGTAATACTCGATGCCAGTGGTGGCGCTGTAGCCTTCCTTGCCAATGTTGGCCGAGAAGTCGCCAGTGCCGATGCCCATGTCCTTGACACCAGACTGGCCTTGGCCCGCTTGTCCCGGTACGGGTGCGGCGGGCTGACCTTGGGTGCCGGGAGTGGCCGAGGTTGCCTGAGTCGCGGCAGCGGTTGCGGCGGATGTGTCAGCGGTAGCTGCTGCGGCTTGGACTTGTTCGGTCATTGTGGTTGTGCTCCTTGCTTGGTTGCTTCGATAGCCATGCCCGGTGCCGCGTCAGCGGCCATCTGTTGTTGCATAGCTGCGTCTTGTTGCTGTTGGAACTCGTCGTCCGACATCACGTAGTCGTTCGGGTTCAGCCCACGGGCCGACGCGAGGATGTTCATGAGGGGCGAGAGCTTGAGCCGCCCTTGCACTTGCGGCGGGAGAGCAGCGATACCGGCGAGGTCGTTGAAGAACAGGCGAATCTGCTCCACGTCACCATTGCGGGACAGGGCATCAAGGCCAGTGACGATCACGGGCTCCAGCTTGGCCTTGCCGAGGTCTACACCTTCGACGCGGATGAGCCAGAACGCAATGGGCCGCTGGAAGTCGATGGCGAGGCGCGAGTACACACCACCGAGGCTAGTCTCAAGCTCTTGCGCTTGAATGCGGACTTCCTCAGCAGTGACGCGCTCTGCGTCGCGGATCACCGCACCAGACATCAGGAACGAGCGGCCAAGGCGGTTGATGTACCCGCTGTTGATCGCGTCGATAGTCTGGAGGTTGTTCGTGTTGCCGCCTGCGGCGATAAGCTCCACGTCACCCTTGACACCCGGCAGCGCGGCCCCGTTGGGCGACTGCATGAAGTCCTCGGGCTTGGTGATGCCAGCGGGATTTACCAGCCAGCGGAACTCGCTCGCCAGCACTGCGGCCTTGAGCACAGCTTCCGACATCGTGCTAACGGCAGCTAGGTCGCCCTCGCACTGCTCCACGAGGCCAGTGCCGTAGTTGTTCTCGTCCGCCAAGTCCCACGTCAGCACGCGGTACGGGTTGGTGTCATCGGTGTACTTGCCGCCGAACTCACGATCAGGGAGATCGTTCTCGTCCACGGCCTGCCGCATCCAGTAGTCCTTACCGTCCCAGTGCAGCGACGTGTAGTGCTCCACGTCATCGCAGTTCTCGTTCCACACCAGATCGTACCGGCCATAGCGGCCATAGTTCGCCTGTTGCAGATACGCCTTCACCTTGGGAGTGAGTTCATCGAATGGCAGCTTCTCCTTGATGATGAGGCCGACGACCTTGCCCTCTTGGTTGCGCTTGACCACGTACTTCTTGATCCCGATGATGCGCATTTCACGCGTCACCTTGCCACCCTTGACTTCGGGCAGCACCATCAGCGCGTTGCCGGTGATGATGAGGTGCTTCATCGCCTCGTACAGCTTGGGGCGAGAGCCGCTACCGTCCAGCCGCTTCACCGCGTTCTTCTCGGACATGGCGAGAGCATTCTGCAATTCCGTCTGATCGACTCCTTGCAGTTGCTTCTTCACTGAGTCAGGGATGTCCAGCCGGAAGAATGGCCGCGATGGAGCGAACAGGGCCAGCATCAGCTTGTTCGCCAGATTGTTCACGCCTTGCGCACCGACCGACTGGTAATCGGTCTGGAGGGCCAACGACATTTCATCGTAGCCGTCCGGGGTGCAAATCTGTGGCAGGGTCAGCGAGGCGTACCGCTGGCACCGCATAAGGAAGGAGGCGCGCTTGCCCTCCTCCGCTTGGTAGAGGTGGGCAATTTTGCGCATCCTATCTCCTTAGCTCAGGCGAATCCCGGTGCCGCTATTGCTACCTTGGTAGGCAGCGCGGGGGTTACGCTTACGCGCCAGATCGTCCTCGCTCTGGCCCGCCGTCAGATCGACGGTGGCTTCCTCTGCGGGCTTGGTCTGGTCACGAATCTGGCTGGCGGTCTGTTGCTGGTTGATCGACTGTTGCAGGGCCATGTTCGCGGACTCGGCCTGCTGTCGCGCTTGCGTCGCGGCCTGATCGGCAGCTTGGCGTGCGGCTTGGGCTTGCGTGTCAGCGGCCTGCTTGGTCGCCTCGGCTTGCTTCGCGGCGGCATCCTCGATGGCCTGCTTGTTGGCCTCCGGGTCGATGCCCATGATCTTGTTCGTGACCTTGGCGAGCCCGCCGAAAACGTTCTTCACTACCTTGCCCATGTGTACTCCTTGATAAGTTGGTTGGCCTCGGGCACGAACCCTTGGCGTTGATAGAAACGGGAAAGCCTGTCGTCAGCCGTCAGGGCATCCCCGACACAGACCACATCCACTTTGAAGTGCGCGGCCAGTGCGTCGAGAATCCGAGGGACTGTGCGGATGTTGCCGGGGCCGTCCGCAACGCGGAGCACCAGCATTTCCTCAAGGGCCAGCCTATCGAGATTCCACCACGGAGGTGATACGGCAAAGATCACGGCGTAGCCACCGGAGAGTACAGCCTTGCTGTGCCCCTCACGGACATGCCCGAATACGTGATGCGAGTTGATGTGCTTGAGCCAGCCCTTGTGGCCCGACTCCTGAATCCGTGCGGCGGTGTGCACCACGGCGCGGTAGAAGTCGTTCCACTCAGGGAGCGTCCAGTCATCGCTGAACAGTAAATCCATCGCGGAGTACCTTGAGGCAATGTTGGTAGGCCACGGCGGCAGCAAGGGTCGCCTCGGTCGATTCCCGGGTCACAGCCGGGGAGGGCAACTGCCGCTCCAGCGCGGCCAGCGCCTCTGGTGAAAGTCGGTGCACTACCTGTTCCATTGGTTTCTCCGAATTAGTGCCAACTAGGCTACCGAAATTACCCGCCGAATTCGGTTCCCTAGTTGCCACAGAATCAGCCGAAGAAATACGGCGAGGCCAGCACTTGGCGAAGATCAAGGCTACCCCGAGGAGGTACGGCTGCAAGGCCGGGGTAGCGACTAGCGAATTGAGCCAGAGGGTCATTTTCTTCATACATCCTCACAAAGGTTTCCCGAATACGGGTGAACAAGGTTTGAGCGTGTTTGGCGTGGGTGCCGTAGTCATCGTGAATCATGGCGAGGTCAAGCTCGGGGCAAGCGAGCGTGCAGATCGTCAGGTGGCTAGCATCCATGCTGTGCACAAAGTTCGGGCTAAGTCCGTTCTTGTGGTGGTTCACTGCGGGCCGGTCGCTGTACGAGCCGACCTTGATGCGGCATCCGCCCATCAGCTTGCTGTTGATGACCACGATGTCGTTCTCGTCGTACACCTGAAACACCCTGAATCCACTCGGGGTATCCCACTCTATCTGTTGCAATGGCTCACCACCGTGTACTCCACGGATAACAGACACAGCAGACTTCTGTAACCAGTCCATAGCACTGCGTGCTGCCACGACTACCTCACCAATGGAGTCCCACACACGGAAGGACAAGAAGTTAGCAGCCTGTTGGTACTCCGGCTTGGAGAACTCCACAGCCTTCCCATGCTGGAGATAATCCTTGGCGATGTAGTCACCGGAACTGAACCGTGTAGAGCCATATGGGAGAGTCATGACGCTCCGCTTAACGATGCTGCGGTTGATGCCATGGGCCACCCAACGGGCACAGATCGAGACTTCCTTCTCCTTGAGCTTGGCCGGATCAATCTGCTCCAGTCGCTTCTGCGTTACACCTGCGACTTGTCCGTAGATGTCGTTCGGCCTATCTCCGGGTAGTAGGTTCGTGGCCTTTCCACCAACCTCATCACGTAGCATGGCAGAGAAGTGTTGAAGGCCATTGCAGCTACCGTCCAATCCCACGGGGATATGCGATAGGAACCCAGTCGGGTTATCTCTCCAGCGGGCATACTCCATGCAGCAGGCGAGGAACTGGAGCGGACAGTCAGCTTCCATCCATCCTCGGTGACTGAGGCAATCACTTCCCATTGCTCGGAGGAACTGGTCGTTGTCATCGACCCACTTGATTCGGTCATCGTATGGCACCTTGTCCACGCCAAACTTGTTGGCAATGTTGATCTTGAACCAGCGTACCGCGTCAGACGTGTCCAGAGGCTCGCCACGGGCAAAACGCAGCAGCGCCTTACTCAGGTCACTCCCCTGTGGCGAAAGGCCCGTGGTGATCGCATAGAGGCGTCCACGGAAGTCCGCTTGGTACAGGAAGTAGATCGAGTCGTACTCCGCGAACTTGTCGGCCAGTCGGCGGGCGGTGTAGAACCGGCCCCACTTCGTGCCGCGCAGCTTCATGTCCGTGTACCACTCGCGCATCAGCCGCTTCCAGTCCGTGAACTGCTCAAGCTGGTCGGGCGTCATGCTGGCCTTGTCGTGGTCGTCGGACAGCCACTCGGGCTTCTTCGGCTTCGGAATCTCGGCCTGCTTCACGATCTCATCCGTGTCGAGGTGCTGTGCGATGTCTTTGATCGCGGCCAGCATGTCTCGGTTGATTTGCCACGGCACGCTCTGGAGCTTGTTGATCGCGCCCCGCATCTGTTCGGTCAGAGCGGGGTTGTTGCGGTACTCGTCGCGGACAGCGCGGCGGGCACGCTGGAGGTTCACGCAGTACGGCAGTTGCGCACGCATTTCGTTCGTGTGGTAGCCGCCGTTGTCGAACGTCACCCAGTCCTTGGGCTGCTCGATGAAGGGGAGGTGGTACGGTGTCGTGACCTCCACGAGGTCTTTGACTTGGTTGATGACGCCGCGTGCCTCGGGCGTTAGGTCGATCAGGTATTCGGACTTGCTACCGCCGCCGCGCAGCGTGCCGCCTGTGTGCGCCAGCGTGATGTCCACCATGTTAAGCGAGCGCAGTTGCTCCAGCATCCACAGGCCCAGTTGCTCGCGGCCTTGTGGCCCCCAGTCAGGGATGTCCACGCCAGCGGTCTTCGCGCTGGACACGAGGGCGTTGTATCGGTGGTTCTGTGATTTGCTGTGGCGGCGGTCGAGGTCGGCGGTGATCTCCCAGTACAGGTCGGGCTGGTCAACCGAGAACAGGGACAGGGCAAGTTCCCGCTGCACAGCGAGGCCGATGTTGCGGCCCACAGCGCGGGCCTGAGCCTCGCCTTTCACCATCAGGGCAGTCAGGGTAGCCCGCACCGCAATCATCGCAGCCACGGACTCGTCAAGCGGTTCTAGGAGGGCTACGTGGGCGGCGCGGCGTCCGGCTTTACCAGCACCCTTCCGCCCCTCGCGGATCAGGTCGATGAGGGGCAGGAGGTAGCGGCGATACAGCACGTTGGCGTAGGCGTTGTTGTCGGCGCGGCCCGCTTCCTCGTTCCGCTCCATCATGCGACGTGCACGGTCGCGGCCAGCCTGACGAATCTCCTGCTCCAGTTCAACCTGATTCATTCCCCGTTCCTTAGTAGTAGATGCCGAACTCAGCGGCCAGCTTGTCGATGTGCGTGGTGTCGATACCCTGTGTCTCGTGCGCAGCGGCGCAGCACAAGGCGAGACGTTCTACGTTGCCAGTGTCCCGTGCCGCGTCTGCGGCGTTGTCCAACGTGCGCTGCACTCGGCGGCAGGATTCAGCGAAGGTGTAGCTCATTTCTTCTCCGGGTAGAGTTTGTTCAGGTGCTCGACCACGTTCTCGGCGTCGGCCATGAGGCGAGCCAAGTCCAGTGGCTTCGGCGGACGGTTGTCGATCAGGGTGCCGTGCTCCAGCGCTGCGATGATGATGCCGAGCGAGGCCCGTGCTGCGCCGAGGTGGTGTACCAGTTCCTTCGGGTCAACCTCCTCGCCTGCTACCCACTGCTCGATGTGCCGCTTGGCTCCGGCGATGTACGTCATGGCCTCGACCTTGGTGTCCCCGCTGCGGTAGTTGTCCAGTCCGTACTTGAGTTGGCCGGACTTGTAGGCCAGCGACTCGTACACCAGCGCCGGGAACGGAACCAGATGCAGCGGCACCTTCTTGTCACCGTATGCCTGCTTCGGGTTCGCAAAAGTCTGCGCGGGTGCCGGAACCGGATTCGAGTCGGGCAGTGTCGCGTTCTCGCCGGGAGGGTTGTTCTGAGTGGCCCGGCACAGGTGGTAGTGCTCCTTGGTCAGGTACACCATGTCGTAGGTGTCCTGACAGAACCACGCATACTGGAACTCGCCAGTGCACTCCGCATTACCGTAGCCCCGGGCCAATTCGTCGGCGGTCTTCCACTTGCTCATCGTCCCTGCCCCTTGTGCTTGTTGAACTTCTCCTTGGCCCGAGCATGGACTTCGGATTGATTGACCACACCGAGCACTTGCAGTCGCCAGATGAGGGCCAGCACATCGCCAGCCTCCTCTGTCAGCAGGCGGCGGTTCTTCTTCGGCGGTTGCCCACAGTCATGCGACTCAGGCCCGTACTCGTGAGTCTTCATGCTGATCTGCGTCAGTTCGCCGCACTCCTCCGCCAGCTTGCGCAGCACGCGCTTGACTCGCTTCGTAGACATCGTTCGATTCCTTGTAGAGTTTCGCGGCGAGCTTGTCATCGCCCGCCCCCAGTGCGGCGTAAAGGTCGGAACCCTTAGCCGCCCATGTGTCCCGGTAGACCTTGTACTTAGCCATTGCTACCCAAGACGTTGGCCCGCGCTTCCTTGCTGTTCAGCATCTTGCGACCATGAGGCCACGCACCGCAGTCGCCGCAGTGGTAGCGCTGGTACTTGCCAACCTGTGTGAAGCGATGCCCCTTCTTCGTGAGATTGGTCGAGCCGCAGTGCGTGCAGTGCAGTTCGCCATCGTCCTCGGTGTAGAGATTCACGTTCGGGTGCCCCGGTGTCCACGGTCGCAGCTTGAGGTAAAGCTCCTCGGTCGAGAGCACGTCCACGATGTTGTACTCGCGCATTTCCGTGCGGGCCTCGTGGTCGCCGGACAGGAAGGCAGACCACAGTTCAAAGCCCGGGAACTTCTTGTGCTTGAGCTTCTTGTAGCGGGTGCACAGCTTGTCCGACAGCCACTCCAGCTTGTTGCTGGTGAAGCCGAATGTGCGACGTGCCATCAGCATCGTGTCCACCACGCGGTACGGCGACGGCGGCGGCAGGTTGTTGAGGATGAAGCGGGCGTTGATCTTGCGACGGTCGAAGCGCTGCACGTTCTGGCCGTTCACGATGTCGGCCTCGCACAGCAGCTTGTGGATCGCCTTGACCAGCTTGCGGTCGTTGCGTTTGTTCTTCTGGTCGAAGGTGTCCATGTAGATCACCTTGTCATCGTGCAGCCACTTGGCACAGAACGACAGAATCGACCACTCGGTGTCGATCTGATTCAGGCCAACGTTCTGGTCGAACAGCCCCCACACATGCGCCTTGATCGGTGCGGTCTCGATGTCGATGGTCAGGATTTTTGGTCGGTTCATAGTCCGTGGAATAGTCGTTCGGTGAGTTTTTCGATGGCTTGCTTTTGCACCTCACGCCAGATAACTTCCTCGTGCACCTTACTAAGTGCTAGGCATTCCGGGGCGACGTGGCGAGCGCAGACGATGGTTTCCTTGTCGAGTTGAATCTCGACCATGAAGCGGATGTTCCCGCTGACCTTCGCCTTGGTCTTGCTAATCAGATTTAGCTGCAAGGCGCTTCTCCTTCGCGGCTTTGGCCCGAGCATTGCGTGCTCGTTTGTTCTTCAAATCCATCTTCTCGCGCTCAGTCTTGTGCGTCGGATGGCTGTACTTGAATTGAGGCGTGGCGTGCTTCTCAAGGTAGTCCGCGATGTTGCGGAGATACACCCACGGCTCCAGCCGCTGGCCGGTTGCAGGGTCAGCGCCCAAACGGTTCGCCCAGTTCTCGATCTTGCCAAGAACACCATTGTTCCACCGCCCAAGCGTCGCTCGAATTCCCCCGTGGCCGTGGCAGTGGTCAAGAACCGCGTTGGCGATGTCCACTTTCCATCCCGTAATCGGGTCGATACCACCTTGCTCACTGAGCAGCCTCGCTCGCACAGGCTTCACCTGTGAGGTTGTTAGTCTCTGCAATGCTTTCCTCCACACGTTGAATGGTTCGTTCCAGAGCGTCAGTCACCCACGGGATAGCAGGTAGGATTCGTAGGACGTTCCGCTCGCTAGCGCCAGCGTCATCGCGCATCCAGAGCAGTAGTGCTTGCTCAACAAGTCGATCAGCAGCCTCCCCGTCACCGTAGTACCCTTGATACAGTCCACGAACGATCTTGAAGGCTTCACTGTTGTCCCGCACCTCGGACAGCAGCTTTCCGGCTGTCGCCTCGCCGCAAAGAGCCGCAACACCGTTGGACTTGATGTACTTGGGCAGGCCCGGGATGTTGTCGGCGGTGTCGCCTTGGAGCATCTGCAACCAGAACCACTTGTGTCCGTATTGCAGACCGTCCGTGCCGATGAGGTCGAATGTGTCACGAGGAACCTCGGTGAGGATGTAGTCCATCCACGCGACATGCAGGCCACCGAACATGCGGAAGTCCTTGTCGCGGGTCATGATGGCGATGCGCTTGAGGCCAGCCATGTAGGCCACGCCGTCATCCGCCTCGCGCTGCGTCCACACCTTCGGCGTGAACTCTGTGCCGGTGTACTCGGCCATGAAGTCGCGGAGCATCTGCCAGTTCTTCGGGCGCTTGCTGCTGTTGCGCTGCCCTTGGTACGGCTTCACTGTGGCGATGTGAAAGCGGTTAGCCTTAGTGCATCCCGAGGCGGACAGGTGAACAACACACCGGCCCCTCGCACCTGACATGAACTTAGCTGACTCGATTCGATCCACCAGACTCTTGCGGGCGATCCCCGGCGAGGTTTCGTCGTTACCCGCACAGAAGTAAGCGGCGTAATCTCCGTCCACATGGAGTTCAAGCTCAGGGTCGGCTTCGGGGAACAGGTCATTCCGCGTCTGCGGTGCCTGCTGTCCCGCCAGTGCGATCTTTGCGGCGAGTTTTTCGTTCACGTTGTTCCTTGGCCTGCTCGATGATCTTTCCAGCGTTGTTGTGCAGCCACTCCAACTCGTACTGAGCACGGAAGTTGCGGCCATCGCTGGTGCCTACCTTCTTGGGTTCTTCGTTGGTCTGCTTGCGGAACACAGCAATAGCCGCCTTACCGAGTGCGAACCCGGTAAAGCGTGCCGCCGTGTATGGGAAGCAGGCCCGGAAGAATGTCTCGACTGATGAGCGCATCCGGGCCTCCCGCTTAGGCGATGCCAGCCAGCGGGTCGTCGCCCTTGGCAGCGTTGGCCGCAGCGGCCTCGTTCTTCACCTCGTCACGCGCCGGTTGCTCGGCGTCGGGCAGGTCAGGTGCAGCACCACCGGCACGCAGTTGAGCGTACAGCGGGTGCTTCGGCCAGTTCTTGGCACGCATGATCTTCTCTTGGATCACGTTCTTGCTGCGGCCCGGCTTGCCGTCCTTGGGTTCCTCGTACCAGCCGTCGATGTGGATGGCCTTCCAGTCGTCCATGTCGGCCAAGTCCCAGATGAACGCCTTGAGTTCCGACTTCGGCGGATCAACCGGCACGTCGATGAAGTCGCCGCTGATCGGGTCTTGTACCTTGGGGCCGCTGATCTGGTAGCCGCTCTTGCCGCGCAGGCTGGCCTTCTTCACGGTCTTGCCGTCGATGGTGCTCTCGTAGTGGAAGACACGGACGAGGAACGGACGACCGATCAGTTGCGCGGCGTGGGTCACGTCACCGGCGTAGTTCAGTTGCGTGAACAGCTTGAAGAAGTGGGCCTTCTCCGACAGCGATAGCATTTCACGCACGGTAATGCGCTGCGCGAACTCGTCGCCGTTGGCGGTCTTGATCGGCGGGTGCTTCGGGCCGGACAGTTCGAACACCAGTTCGACGTAGGGCTTGTAGCCGACGACCTTGCCCTCGAACTTCTTCTCGTGCTCGCCCACCTCGTAGTAGCCGACGAGTCGTGCACGGGCAATACCTTCCTCGGGCAGGGTGTACTCACCGCCGCCGCCCTTGGAGGCTTCGTTCATGTTCGGGCCGGTCTTGGCTGCTTCTGCGATCTTGGCTGCGAGTTTGTCGTTAACTTGGGTCATGCGATTCCTTAGTGGGTGGTGTAGCTCGGGGTGTAGCCGCTCATGTAGCGGTTGCGGATGTCGATTCGGTATGCGTCTGCTAGCTCAACGTTGTCCTCGCCATAGATGATTTCTTCGAACATGCTGCTGCCGTAAGCGGTTACGCTCGGCACCGGCACCTGAACTTCCCAACCGAACCACCACTCCATGAAGTCGCTCGCGGCCAACATGCAAGCGTGCAGCGTGGCGGCGGCGTCGTGGTGGACTTCCTTGTGCATGTCGGCGTACAGGGCGTCGTGCACTTGATTGACGAGGAGCGCCTTGCCGCCCCAGTTCTTGTTGCGGTAGAACTCGCGGACTGCCAGCCACATCGCGGCCTTGGCCCACTCGCCACCCATGCCCTGCACCTCGTAGTTCTTCAACTCGGTAGGCGAGAACGAGGCAGGCGACTTGCCCTGCTTGATGGCCCATAGCGGCGACGGCGACTCGCGGTAGCTGTACACCTTGCCGTCCGGCGTAGTGCTCCAGCCCTTGCCCAGTTGCACCATAAGGCCGGGGCGTTCCGGGTGCGGCTCGACGCGGCCAGTGGGGCGGCGCGACTTCATCACGCGTTCTTCCTTGGCCTTGTTGTACGCCTCGATCTCCGGGTAGCGGGCATTCTCCGCAACGATCAAAGCCTCGACATCCTCCAGCGCCATGCCGGTGGAGTCGCTGATCTTCTGCGCACCAGCGCCGTATGCACGCTGGAACGAGAACACCTTGGCCTCAGTCCGCTTCTTCTTCCAGACCTTGTACTCGTCTTGGTCAGGGTTCTTGTCGTCCGTGCAGCGGCGAAGCGCCTCCTCGTAGCTGATACCCTCCTTCTGCGAGACACGCATACAGTGCATGTCAACGCCAGCACGCAAGTCCTCGATGAGGTTGATGCACGCCGTGAGATTGGCCTGCACGTACACTTCCAGTGCCGTGAAGTCCGACTGCACAATCACGCCATCGGCCCCGAAGCGGGACTCGAAGACGGTCTTGATGAGCGAGCCAGTGACGTTGCCCTCGGAGTCGATGCTGCCCTTGGACACGTTCTGGAGGTTCGGGTTGGCGGAGGAGAACCGCGCCGTCACCGTGCTCGTGTGGTTGATGCTGTGGTGGATGATGCTGTCGATGCCGACCAGCGTGAGCATCCCCTTCTCCACGCCGTTCTCGTCGGTCGTGATGTAATAGGTGCTCAAGTCCTTGCCGACTTCCTGTACCTTCGCCAGCGTCTTGAGGAACGGCAGGTTGCGATTGCCTAGCTCCTCGATAACGTCAGCGCTGACAGACCACAGCCCCTCGGTGCTGGACTTCCACGCGTCCTTCGGCTCGGTGTAGCCGGGGAACTCATGGTAACAGTCCTCCCACCGCATCTTGGGGCCGCGCTCTACGTCAGGAACCTTTACGCGCTTGGTCTTGACTTCGCCTTTGTTCTTGCCGCCGGCAAAGCGTACGGGTTCATGCACCAGTGGATCAAGATCATCCACCCTAATTGTGGTGCCATCAGATAGGACAGCATGGACTTCCTCCTTCTGGAAGTAGGTAAGCTCTCCATCGTCGCTGAGGACATGGACGCGCTTCTGGTACTTGACCTTGCCGCCGAACACGAGGGGCGACAGGTGATAGCGGTTGCGCCAGTTGAAGTCGAACGGAAGCTCGTCCGGCAGGTAGTTGCGGAGTTCGGTGAGCAGAATCTCCAGCGTCGCCCGCAGTTGCACTGCCTGCTCAAGGCCCTTGGCCTTGTTCACGAACATCCCGTTGCGCTCCATTTCCACGGTCGCAATCAGACTGCCCATGTTGAGCAGGATGGACTTGAGTTGCCCGCGCTCTCGCGCCTTGGCAAGCTGGCCCTTGAAGATCAGGCGGGTATTGCCGATGTCGCCCTCGTCCTTGCCGTTACCGCACAGGTACGACATGAGCAGTTCGGGGTCGATGTCCGGCGTGTCCACGCCCGCTTCCCACAGCGCCTTGACCTCATCAATCTTGACGTTGCCGCCGTAGGCCGGTGCCATTTCGTCCATCGACAGCATGTGCGAGGAAGGCTCCATGCCACGCAGCAGGTACTCGGCAAGCTGGCAGTCCCACACGTTGCCGCCGTCCGCCACCCACTGCATCCACGCCTCAAGGTTCTGCGGCTCACGCAGGGCGTACAGCAAGTCGAACTTGATGTTCTGCCCCGCCAGAATCTTGGTGCCCTTGAGCAATCGGGTGAACCAGTCGAACGGTTTCTTCTCGTCCTTGGCGAAGTACATGCCCTCGACCGGGCCGTCACCCATGGCGTAGCCAGCAGCGACGATCCAGTTACCGGGCCAGAAGGGAGACGCCTTCCGTTTCATGTACGCTGCTGTGGTTGTCTCCAAGTCGAAGGTTGCGAATGTCACTAGTACCCCACTGTGAAGTTGTGCACAGTACCGTCAGGCTCACGGTACGCGCAGTCGCCGTACCCTTTCGCCATGTAGTCGATACGCTCAAGCCAGTACACCGTGGTGCCTAGCCGCATCGGCAGCCACAAGAACTTGCGCCGCCAGTTTCCGATTCGTGAAGGCCAGCGCATCAGTCGTCCAGCCAGAGGTAGTAGCCACGGTCGTCATTGCACGGGGTGCCAGCACAGCCGAACTCGTCGTGCTCGAATGCGCAGCCCACACAGTTCAGCGGCTCCGGGCCTTCAAACTGACTCTTGTAGTCGCGGCCTTGGATGTGGATGGTTGCAGGTACGGGAGTCACATATCCTCCTTGGCTCGGAAGCCCTTGAAGACCGGGTGGCGCGGCGCGTCCACACAGCCGTGGTTGAAGAACTTAAACGTTACCGTGCGTCCCACCAGCGATTCCCTCGTGGCCCATAGGAACGCACGATCCGACGCGGTGAAACCTGTACCGATGTTGAACTCAGCGCCAGCGAAGCCGCCATTGACTGCGCGGACAACCAGTGCGCCAAGGCTACCCTTGCCAACAAGGCCCCCTGCCGCCGTGGAGCGCTGAGTACGACCGACCTCGTTGGTCTTGGCGTCGTTGCCATTGTGCATTTCCTCCTCGTAGCCGACGATCACCGCCTCGGCATCCTCGAAACGCTTGAGCTTGAGCAGCCCTTGCTCCTTCACCGTGCTGCGTCCGAACTTGTACTTGCTGCGGAGGCCGCGCACCATGACTCCCTCGAAACCCTCGTTCAGCACGCCGTCCTCGTACTCCAGCAACTCGTCCAGCGAACGGATCGTGGTCTGCGGCAGCAGCTTGATGCGGCTGCTCAGGGTCATGCTGTTGTAGAACTCACGCAGCAGGAAGGCGCGCTCCTCTGCGTCCTCGCTGGCGTCAACGCGGTCGAACAGCCAGTACGTCCAGTCGTCGGGCAGACCCTTGGACTTGGACATGAACTGCGAGGTTGTGGCCTGCATCACGTTCGGATCGTTCTCCGGGCCGCAGACAAGCTCACCGTCAACCGCCCACTCGGGCAAGTCTTGGTCACGCAGGTACGCTTGCACACCAGCGTTCGGAATCTGCTTCATGCTGCGGGTGTACGTGCTGAACCCGTAGTCATCGACCACGAGGCGCACGCCGTCGATCTTGGGCGAGGCGAACACCGGGAACTGCAACTTGCTCAGGCTGTCGGTGATGTTGCCTGCAAGGTTGGGCTTGAAGTCAGCGGGGATCATTGCACGTTCCTCAGTGGGCAGATGGGGAAGACCTTGCGCACTTCGATGCAAGGCGTGAGGGAAGTCCACTCGGCACCGCGCACCGTGTCCTCGGCGGGATGCTCCGTGCGGCCACAGCCATGCAGGCGGGCCTTGCCCTCGTCATCAGTGAAGTTCAGGCGGTGTGCCCGGCATGTGATACACGGTTCGTACTTGCTCACGAGTTCTCCGGTGGGTCGATAAGGCGGGCGCGCTCTGCGTCGAAGATAACCTCCGCGTCGCAGGACTTCGGTGCACCCTCACGTTGCAACTTGTTCTTGGTCATGCCGATCCAGCGTGACCCGGCGTACATCGGATCGTTCAGCGAGCCCATCACGATGATTGCATCGGCGGCACCCTGCTTGCCCGTCTTGGAATCTTTCAGCATAGGCAGCGTCGGAAAGGACAAACCATCGCCATCCGCTGACACTTGACTCGTCGCGATAACCGCACAGTCGTACTTGACCCCAAGCAATCGTGCCCATTGGTACATGGCCTCCAGCAGTTGGTCAGTCCGTTGTCCGCCGTTGTTCACAGCGCCCCCGAACTTGATGTTGTCCACCATGTCGAACACCACGATGGCGGGCTTGTGCATCCGCATGATGTCCTCGACCTCGTGACTCCAAAAGTCGTGGATGTCCATGACCTTGATAACATCGCGACCACCGCACGCCTTGACGTACTCCTCGCGGATGACACCGTTCTGCGACAGATGAATCAGGTCGCTGATCTTGGCGTTGAGCGCAGCTTGGTAGTTACGCTGCACGATGCGGCGGCCCGGCCCCTCGTTGTTGAACCAGAGGATGTCGCGCTGCTCGTCCGGGTACACCGTGTCGATCTGCTCGGCCATGTACGTCAACTCGCTGGCGATCATGGTGGTCTTGCCCTTGTCGGGGCGAGCGGCCAGCACGATGAAGTCGCCACCGATCAGCGGTCGCATCACGCGGTTGATGCACTTGAGGCGGAAGTGGAAGCCCCGGTCGTTCTTCGCATCGTTGAGGATGTCGTTGATGTCCGCGTTGACCCACGGAATCTTTACCTTGCGGGTGATCTCGGACTCGTAGTTGTCCATCAGGGCGCGGAACCCAACGTACAAGTCTTCCTCAGTCTCGCCGTCCTGCCACTTCTGGATGTACGAGGCGAGTCGGTTGGCGTAGTCCGCTGCCAGCAGACGCCCCATCAGGCCATCCTCCAGCGCGGGATCAGCCTCGACCTCGATCACGTTGCGGAGTAGCGAGCCGTACAGCGCGCGGTCTTCCTCCTTGAGGGTTGGGTGCTTGAGCTTGAAGAACGTCCAGAAGGATTCGTACTCGATGCACGCCGCGTCGGGGAACTCCTCAAAGAAGTACCCGTAGTCGTTCAGCACAGCTTGTGTCCGGGTATCGAGAGCGTGCTTGGGGATGCTGCGGGCCAGCCGTTCGTACCGACTGCGGGATTTGAGGAGGCGAAGCAGGGTTGTTTCAAGACTCATGGATTTCCTCGACTACGCAGGGGAGGGCTTCCCACTGCTTGGTGTGCACGTTGTAGAACTGCAAGATACGCGGGCCTTCGATCCGCTCCTTGACGAAGTGCCCATCCTCATGTCGAAACATCGGCGGGCAGTACCTATTGCGGATCGTTACCTTCTGGTAGAAACGTAGCTTCACAGATACTCCTTGAGGTAGTGTTCGATTTCACTGCGCCAGTGCAGCTTCGGGTCTTTGGGTGTAACCAAGTTGTGTACGTCAACTCCAAAACGTCGAAGGCCGTTGCGTACATGGCGTGCTGCTGCTTGTCCCGGCTCGTCAGGATCAAGCCACGTAATTATGGGCTTGCGGGATTCAATGAGTTCATGCGCCGTCCATGGCTTGAGTGCGGTGCCCATGAGGCTCCACGATTCGGTGGTCTTGCCCACCTTGTAGGCGCTCAGGATGTCCTCGGTCAACACAATGCACGGGCCACTGCCATACTTGGCAACCAACCGCGCCTTGTTCACCGATGGATTCAGGTACTTCGGTCGCTGTGCGCCGCGCTTCCAGAACGGATCGCGGGCCTGCCAATAGACCAATTCCCCATCCGGGCCATACAGGGGCAAGACCACCCGCTGCGTCGGTTCGTGCCAATACACGCCCAACGTACTAATGTCGTCATTCGAGAAGCCCGCCTTGTAAAGCCATACGCGGGCCTCCAAGGGCCAATCGCGGGGTGTGGCTACCCTTGGTAGGGGCAGCCCCTGAACGTGGCGTGTGGCCTCGTCTGACGCGTTCTGGCGGGTGATACGGGCGAGCTTCTCGGATAACGTGAGTTGCCGGGACTGCCAGCCCTTGTCGTCGCACCTGTGGCACCACGCAGACCAGCCGTCCGGCTTGCACTCGATCAGCAGGGGAGTGCCGTCACCGCAGTCGTGGGTGGTTCGTCGCTTGGTGCCCTCGGGCAACGCCTGCGCTCTGTCTAGCCATGACTTTGGATCAAGCACTCCTGCTCCTTACTGAACGTCCGGGTTGATGCGGATACCGGCGAACCCGGCTTCCGTTACTGCGGCGGCGTGCACCGACACGGCCAGCGTGTAGGCGTCGTCGGACTGCTCACGCTTGACGCGCACCGTGTCCTCGGCGGCAAGCACTGCGGCCTTGGCCTCGGCAACGTGGAACAGCGCCTCGCTGTGGTCGTCCTCGGCCTTCGCGGCCAGCTTGAAGTGCGCTTCCACGGAGCGCTCCAGTTGCTTGCCGTGGATGCGGCGGGCGATCAGCAGCAGCTTGCGGGTCAGTTGGATCATAGCTTTGCGTCCTTGTCGTAGTCAGGATTGGAGAAGCACCAGTCGATCTGTTCGACCAGTTGGTCTGCGGTCTCTGCGAGCGCGGCCTTAACGTCCACGCCTCGTACCATGAGAAACACCACACGTTGAGCGTTGAAGTAGTCGCCCCACGTGTGGCACAGCATCCTCGCAGTGTCGAGGGACATTGCCACGCCGCCCGCTACTACACAGGCGGCGAACTTCATCAGGCCACTCGGACGACAGCAGCCGGTTCGATGACGTAGATGGTCGCGTCGAAGCCCTCGCCGGACTCAACCTTGATGCGACGGCCCTTGTCGGTGTCGGCCACGCCCTTGACCACGCCGGTCAGTTCCTTGCGGGTTTCGGCGCGGCCATAGTTGAACACGATGGTCGTGCCAGCGGCGACGTTCGACAGCGCCTGCTCGGCTTCGATCTTCGCGGCCAGTTCGTCGCGCTTGGTTTCCAGCGTCTTGATTTGCGATTCGACGGCGGTCAGTTGTTCGATCAGGGTCTTTGCCATGGTATTGCTCCTAGAGGTTTGGATTGGAACTACGGGTTACTGCGAAAGTGTGCGCACTGTGCTAGTGCAGATACGAGTCGGCGAGTGTCAGGTTCTCACCAGAGCAGGAGGGCCACTGCGGAGAGCAGCACGCCGTTCAGCGAGACTGCGCCGATCAGAACATCGGAGGGCTTGACTCGGCGCTTGCGGGTGTCGAGGATCAGCAGTAGGAACATCAGGGCCGATACGGTCAGGGCATACAGCAGGGCGAATGTCGTCATGTGATGAGGGTGATGAAAGCGTAGAGGTAGACGGCCACCAGTGCTAGGGTTAGCACCGGAGGCCAGATTAGGTCGATCACAGACCCAGTTGCAGGGCCACGCCAAACTCCCAGTCGAGGATGGTGACACCCGGGTTCGACAGGGAGTACCCGATGCGGGCCTTGAGATACTGCGTGGTCAGCTTCTCGGCAGTCGGAGCGAAGACGCTGTGGCTGTGCCCCGGGTCGGTCACGCCATGGCTGTGTTGGCCCACCATGTTGCACGACTGCTCGGCCTGCTCCGCAACGACAGCGCGGTTGCCGATGATGTTCGCCACGGCGCGCTCGTTCTCGGGGATGTCCGGGGTATCGTCCTCGTGCTGCTCCTCCCATGCGGCCAGCGTAGCCTCACGCTTGAAGCCGTACACGACCGCCATGCTGCCTGCGGCGTAGTCTGCGGCAGTACGCCACGTCTGATCCTTGTCGGCCACCCAGTCCAGATCGAACAGTTCCGGCGACAGCGGGCCGGTGTACAGTTCAAAGCGCTGGATGCTGAACTGCTCGTTACGCGGGCCGAACAGGCGGATGACACCACGCTCGACACGGCTACGCGGGTTGCCCTTGGCGATGGCGTACAGCTTGCCCTCTTTCAGGGCCGTGCCCTTGGCCGATGTGCAGCGCACCGTGATACGCTCGCTGGCGTACTTGAGGTAGTTCTCGGGCACGACCAGCTTCTTGAAGCGGTTGAAGAACCAGCCGTCATCGACGCCTTCCACCTTCACGTAGTCGCCCGCCTCCGTGCAGGACGAGTCCACTCCGACCTTCTCCACACGGTACGTCTTTCCCTCTACAAGTGGGTAGAAGGCACGCACGCAGGTCACGTAGTCACCCACGGCCAGCGGGTAAGTAGGCTTGACATCCACCGCGTCGAAGCGGGAGTCATCGAACCAGTTGTTCAACAGCGCCCGGTCGGAGTAGTCCCACCCGGACACCTTGACCATGCTGCCGCGCACTTCCGTGACGGTCAACTCATCCTTGGTGTTGAAGAACAGGCCACAGCCCTTGGAGTTTGCACGAACCTTCTGACCAACAACGAACTTGCTCATGATGTTTCCTTAGATGGAGGAGACGATGTAACCAACGGCGAGGACAGCGAGGACGATTGCGACGGCCCATGCGCCGATCTTCGCCTCGTTGCCCGAGAATGTGGCGGACACCTTGGCAGGGCCAGCCTCGGCGGATACTTCTACATCATTGGGCTGCTTGAGCGGCACGCGCTGCCTCCTGTTTGCGTTGTCGTTCAAACCGGATGCACTCCTCTCGTGCGATACCGGCGATCTTGTGCTCGGCGCTGTACTCATCCAGCACAGCGAACACGGCGACGCGCATCTGCCGCTCGCGCAATTCCTCGTCCAGCTTGCGCTGCCGTGCTACATGCTTGTCGTACTTGCGGATGGCGTTGACGATGATGATGGCGAACACCGCACCTACGAGGAACATCAGGGCCGCGATCATTCTGCACGCTCCGCGTCAAGGCGAGCAGCGATGGCCGACTCTGCGGCTGCTGCCGTGGGGTAGCTCGGCTCGATGTACGTGTTCGTGCTGGCGTCGTACACATGCCAGCCGTCGCCCTTGTACTGCGCCGAGTACGGGTAGGTAGGGCCAACGTCGAGCGCTGCCTTGTCGTGGGTGAATGCGTTGCGTTGGAACGATTGATCTCCGCGCATGGTGTCCTCCTTAGACGTTAAGCGGTGAGTGCGGATCGAACACGATCACGCCGTGATACTTGAAGCCTTCGAGCATTTCATGCAGCATGAAGGTCTGGAACGCCATCCACACGGTGCGGATGATGCTGTCCCGGTCGTTCGGTTCGTGGATCGTGAACCAGCGGCCAACCTGCTCGGCCAGTGCGCCGGTCTTGGTGCACGGCAGGTAGCACGACAAGCGCACTTGCCACATGCCCGGTGCGCACTGGTCAAGCTCGTACGTGAACTCGTTGTCGTCGGTCATCCAGCGCGGCATGTCGATGGCGTCGAGAATGCGTTCGATGTCGTTGCGGTCAGCCATTGCGGGTCAGCCCCTTGAAGTGGTTGCGGATGGACGGTACTTCCATGGTGGGATCGGTGCGCAGCACGATGCGGAAGTGGCGGCGCACGGCTCGGGCATCGCCCCAGCCACGCTCGTCGCCTTGCTTGAAGGCAGGGTTGTTACGCTCCTGCCGTGCGATGTTGATACTTCGGTTCTGGCTCACAGGATAACTCCCGGCATGTTGGGATGGACATGGCGATGGATCGAATCACGCATCCACCAGCCGTAGTAGTCGAACTCTGGCAGCGCCCACAACCACGGGTTGCCGAAGTTCAGGGCGACACACCAGAGGCGGGGTATCATGCTGGCACCACTTGCCGCACGTTGGTGAGATCGAGGTAGTTGGCGTGCTGCTCCACCGTCGCATCGTGGATATGCAGCGAGGCGCTATCTTGGCTCAGTGCAGCGCACAGCAGGCCGACTTGCTCGGCGGTCATGCGGACTTCGATGCCGCCCCACGACTCCCACACCTTGTCCACTATGTCCTTCGCTTCCTTGAGCCCAATGCTCAGAGCGTCGCGCAGTTGCTTGATCGCCGCGACCTTGTTGCTGCCGACTTGCTTGAGGGTGAAACGGATCGTTTTCATGCTGCTTCCTTGGAGTTAATGGTGCACGCTACGCCTTCCTCGGTGAGGTACTTGTCGGCGTGCCAGAGGTGGAAAAGTTGTGGGCGGAACGGTGCCCAGTTGATCGCATACGGCCCGACGAGAGAGCCATACGCTTGCTGCGCCCCGGACATGAACGTCACGAAAGCGATGCAGTCCTGATGTAGCTGCCGCGCGGCCTCATACAAGCGGCGACGCACGCTGCCATCCATGAGGTCGTCCAGCACCACGAGAACGTGGCAGTCTTCCCCGGCGTGCGGCTGTAGCCGGTGCTTGCATACGGTGAAGTCCAGCCCGTGCAGCACGTCGATGATGTGCTTGATCGAGACACCGTGCGATACGTTGTACCGTGGCGAGCGCTTGCTACCTATGTTCAGCGTGATGGACATGCTCACTCCTTGATTAGGGTGCGCACTACGTGGGCTCGGGACTCGGGCGAGAACCCTGCGCCCACGTCCATGACGACCTCAATGATGCGCACGGTATTGCCCGGAGGCTCGGCGCGGATGGCGTCGTTTGCCACTTTGGCCGCGTTGGACAGGCCAGAGAAGTTCTTGCCGCGAACACCGAAGGTGTCGGACACCACATGGTACGTGACTACCCGCATTTCAAACCTCCAGAGGACGACCGTTGATCTGCCACTCGCCACACACGAGGCGAACGATTGCGCCAGCCTTGCGCGCCTTCTCGATTGCGCGCAGCGCCTTCTTGCCCCACGTCGAGGGCTTGTCAGCGATGGCGTACTTGGTGCCACGGTAGCGGTCAGAGCCACGCAGCGCCTTGTTGTCGCTGCCCGGTGCTTTCGCTGTCTTCGGCTTGGTGTGATCGGCGCTGTGCTGCCAGTAGATGCTTTGGATTGCTGCCATGGTGTGATGCTACTCCCTCAGAAAATGGGCATGAAAAAGCCGCCCGGAGGCGGCAGGAAGGAACTGTTATGGTGTGCGCCCTGCTCCCGGCAGGATGAGGCATACGTCTATGCTACAAGGCGCACGCCGTACCAGTTCAGGTACGGGTCGGAGAGTGTTGGCCTCGCATGAGGCCGTGGATCAGCGGCTCGCCAACACGTCAGGCGTCTTGTTCACGTCGAGCACCACGTCGCCCTGCACATGGATGACAGTGCACGCACTGGACAGCACGACGAACGCAGCAAGGATCAGGTATTTCATGTCAGTCTCCTGTATTGTCCAACAGCCCACGGCAAGCCCAAGCGTGCATCAGGGCGGCACCCAACTCAGTTGTCGCGCTGGCGTAATTGAGGTCGTCATGAACAGCCTCGCCGTACGTGAGGCGGAAGCGCTTGTGCTTATCCTCACGTTGTTCCAGCTTCACTCCCTCCTCGGAGAACTCCGCTACTATCTTCATGTTAGCTCCAGAGGGACACGGCCATACCGCACAGGCCAAAGACGAACAGCAGCACGGATACTTCGAACAGGTCAGGTAGCATGGCGACCATCCATGAAGTCAAGGCGCGACGATCCACGGATGCGCCATTCGGTTACGGACACCTCGTACTCAGGGTACGGGAACGCCTTGTCGAGTTCCTTGTAGACCTCGACGGCCCTGTCTTCGGTCGGGCCGGGGACATCCACCGAGAAGAAGTGCAGGTATCGCGTACCCTTCTTGTCCCACGTTGGGCCAGCGGCTTTCGCCACGTTGATACGGAAATGGTCTTGATCCATCATGGCAGACTCCTAGAACCACTCGTCGTTGCCTATGGTCTTCCCGCCGTTCGGGTATGACCAGTACGCTTGCCCCTTGCGGGTACTCACACCCTCCCCGAGCCGGAAGGCACCCATCAGTGCGTTGATGCGGCTCCGCGTTGTCGGCGTATTCCAGCCGGCCAGCGTGAACTCCCATTCGTTGCGGGGATCGCCAGCGGGGCGGGCACGGGCGATAAGATTGCCGTGCAGAAACACCTGCGGGGTCTCCCACCCTCCGGCATCGGGCGGGGCGTACCTCACCTCGGTGTTATCGGACTTCCAGTTGCGGCCCGCACGAATCGCGGCCAGCATTTCCTTCTCGATGACACGCATATTGCTACTCCATGTCGGACAGCGCGGCGCGGACATTCTCACGAGTGTACGTCACGTTGCTGTAGGGTGTTGCGAACAGGCCCGACTCATGCAAGTAGTCGAGCACACGGGCGGCGGCCTTGTCGAGGGACACCGTAAAGCGGATGGCCTTGATGCAGAAGGTGTACAGCGACTCATCATTGGCGAGCACGTTGTAGACCTCCTCATTCTCCCACGGGTCACGCCTTGATGTAGCCATGGCCGATCAGGTGGGTTGCAGCCGAATCCATCGCGGACGTTGCCACGTACACCATGGCGAGCACTACGCACAGCACAAGGAAAAGTTTCGCGGTCATGGCTAGCTCCGTTTCGAGTCGGTGAGTGTTACGGTCACACGTACCTGTACTTGTCAGCGAGGTACACGAAAACATCCTGCAACGATGCATTGCCGGACAGTGCGTACAGATGATGGGCCTCGGCAATGAAGCCCAACACAGCAGCACCGACCATGCGGCACACGTTGCCTGTCTTGCTGTCGGACGCAGCGAGAACCTTGCGGCCCTCGTCCACATGCACAGATACCTCGGGCCTCACGTTCACCAGCCCGATGATGTCGCGGGTAAGCGAGGCGGAAGTATCACGACGCTTCATGATCCGCCCCGTAGAACTTCTCGGCAGGAGTAGCCGTGCATACCCAAACAACACCAGCCCCGAACAACGCGGGAATCCACTTGCTGGCAGTGGCCGCACCCTTCTTGAGCAGAAGGGCTTGAACTGCTGCTCCGTGGATTTCCTCCCACGTCACCAGTTCATGCGGGTAAGCAACCGCAATGCGGCTGTGCTGGTCACGCGCCACGACTTGCGTGCCGTGCTTATCGGTGGCCGGAACCACCTCGGTGTAGATTGCTGGATGCAACATGGCTATCCTCCGTCTGCGTTATGGTGACTGCATTGTTCCCCGTACTTCTGTTATTGTGTTACGACAAACTACATGCTCTTTGTGGTACGCACTGACCCGTACAATGCGCACTAAAAAGAGCAACCCGGGGTAGGAGACTTGGAGGCCGCCCCGGGTGCTGTAAATCGTAGAAAGTATGGCTAGCTGATGCGCTAACGGGGTTGCCAGCCCCGAAGGTGTACCCGCCTCGGACTACTGAGGATTACTTCGCTTCGGCCTCGGACTGAACCATCTCAGGCGTCGGCTTCACGAGGGCACGCAGTGCGGCCAGCTTCTCGGGTGAGAGCTTGGTCTTGTCCTGCTCGGCCTCGCCCATTGCCTTCTCGGCTTGCTTGAGGAGGCGGGCAAGCGCTGCCTCAAGGTCGAACTGGTGATACGTGGGTTCCGGTGCGAACTCCCAGTATGGCTCGGCAATGGCCGCATCGACGTTGGCCTTCTCCTGCACAGCAGCGGCCCGGGTCTTGTCGTACACCAGCTTGCCCTTGTCGCCCATGCTGAACGGGCCATACGCACATGCCCATGCCAGCATCGCTTGCTTGCGTGCCGCGTTGGGCGTACCCTCGATGGCCCGAGTTGTCATGTCCGGGTCGTTGTGCTTGGCACTGTGCACGATGGCGGACACCAGCACACGATGCAGGTCTTGGTACGCGGACTTGAGGCGGGTGTGCGCCGACTTCATGGCCTTGTTCAACTCGGCCGCGTTGGTGATGAGGGCGAACGGCTTGACCTTCGGCGTGTCCTTGTCGGACTTCGGTTGCGTGGTCTTGCCCTTGGTGGTGTCTTGCTTGGTCATGATGGTTCTCCGGCTATTACAACCCCGGCGAAGAAAAGGAGTGCGCACCGTGCCGGGAGGAAGGCGCACACTAAACTTGTCAGTAACGAGCGGCGATCAGCTTGGGATTGCCAAAGATCAGCGGACGCTGCCATACACGGACGGCGGCATCCACGATGTGCTCGGGGTAGGCCGCGACCCATTCCAGCGCCTCGTCAATCGTGTCTGCCTCGTGGCACACCAGACGGTCGTCCAGCACAGTCGTTACAATGAAGGCCGGACGGATGATCTTGCGGATCAGCTTTGCGAGTCTCATGATACTCCTCACTTGTGGTTGATACTCCAATGGATACCCACCTTGTACAGATGAGCATTCATTGGAGGGCTAGATCAGTCTCGCGCACTTTGCTTGGGCATTTTCAGGCCGGCGAGTGTCGCTGTCACGGGAGAGTGCTAGCCACATCCATCTAGAGTTGGGCACTTGCATATCGGTGTCCTCACCGATCTCACCCTCATGGCTCGCACCCTGTCCCGCATTGTGATCGTCATTACGAATCACGCAGTTACCACACAGTTAGCGCACTGCCCACTTAGGCTGTCACACTCTAGTTCTATGACCTATGCATTGCTGGCTCGGTCAATTCTCCCTGTCGTACTGCACAGGGTAGCCACCATTCAGTGCGTTGCACTTAGGGCCATGAACTCCACGCGGTAGCTGGTGTGCCTCCCGCGCTTCTTAGCGCTAGCCCTTCCAATTTCCCGTATCAGCGATGCGGTTGCCCGTTCAGACTACGAACGTACTCCCGCTGTGCCTACCCGCAAGGTTGGTATCCCTTGTGCTGCGTGTCATTGTGCACGCTGTCACGACCCGTTGGCCGTACTACCCGAGGTTATCAGCGTCCGTGCTGCGTAGCTCGTTACTGCATGGTTCACATCGTACTGCATGTTGCTAGGCTTGTCAAGTACCGGCTTCGCATTCCGCTAGGCTCATCCTACTTGACGCTAGGGCAGGATCACTGCGCTAGTGCCATGTTGCTACTGTATCACCGTGCTGTGCTGCTGTCAAGGTCGTTACTCGCTTCGTCCCGGAGGATACCCGCTTTCCCAGTTAAACACCCTGTCATGCACTGCGTTACTGCTAGGCTCTACTGTAGCTATGCTCTTTCACCTTGTCAACACCTTGTTTCGCCTTACCGCTAGTGACCAGCTAGCTACTGTATCCGCTTGTCTGTGTCTTTCCGCATGTAGATACCGGCCCATATCGCGTGAGCTAGGGAGTAGAGCTACAGTCTTGTTCCGATCACCTTGGATACATACTCCTTGGCCTGTGTTATCAGGCAATGGCTGTGGTGCTGACTAGGTTGTTAAGGAGCGGTGCTGCTGTACCGTGCATTGCATCGGTATGGCTCTACTGTAGATGAATCCATGTGTCTGTGCATCAGTGGAAACCCTTATTGTGTATTACCTTGTGTCTGTGCTATTTGCGTGCATGTGTCTGTTGTCTATCCGTCCACCGTGCATGTGTATGTGTGCGTCTATCATATGGTGAGCCACTGTGTCTATCCCTTTGTGTCATACCTTAGTATTGTGGTCGGGTATTCTATCCTGTGGTTGACACTGTGTATGTATCTGTGGTTGTCCACAGTGTGGTGAGCCATTGCAACAGATGCCGGGTTATGTGCCAACTAGGCAACCGAATTGCGAATGCATCACATTGTGGCCTGACTCAGGGTTTACCCGTGGCCGATAAGTAAGATAGATGCCCCACATGCACACATGCCCCTCAGAGCCACATACAGGCCCATAGGCGGCACGGGATGACCTCGCTGGCCCTACCCTACGTCCTACCCTCGCAAATCGCTCAGAAGGGCAGGGCAGGGCATTGCCGGGCATTGTGACGTATTAGCCCATGTATGAGCCATGGCCGCGCAGCGTGCTTTCTATTTGACATAACGCCTATTCTGCGCCGATCAGCCCAAATACCAGACTCCGAGGCGATTGCCTATTAGGGTATTCCCGGGGTTGACATCGCGGTCGATCTGTGGTGGGGCCATGGGGGAAGCCGCGCGCCTCGAATCGTTGCA